TATCAAAAGCACATAAAGCAATTAACGCGGTTGCGTTTAATTTTAATGAAGCTGAAAATAAAAAGTAACATGCTATACTAAAGGCTCAACAAGCAGGTAATAACATGTCTGTATTTTCTAGCTTTACTCGATCGCAAGTTAACTTTATTTTAAACTCACTGAGGAATATTATGTCAGCACAAGAAGTAGCACAACTAGCATTAGAAACCGTTTCTGCACAATTAGCGGCAGTTCAAGCTAACCAAACAGAAGCATTTATTGAACTTCAAAACCACACAACTCAAGTTGCATCTTTGCAAGCTTCTGTTGATACTTTAACTGCACAATTAGTTATGTCTGGCGCTAGTTCAATAACTCCAGCATTACAGGCAGCTATTGATGCAGTTGTTGCTGCAGTGCCAGCAGTTGTTAGCTCATCAGCTGCATTAGCTGCAATCGTTCCGAATCCGGTAGTTTGATAATTTTTATTATTGTATTTATAGTAGCCACGCTGATGATATTGGCGTGGCTATAAGGACTTAAAATGAAGCCTGAGAAATTTGTACAAGAATACTATCCTTATGCAAAAGCTATGCAGCAAGAGCTAGGTATATCAGCTATTTTTGTACTAGCTCAGGCTGCATTTGAATCTGGTTGGGGTGATAAAGCTCCAGGCAATATGTTTTTTGGTATTAAAGATACTGATGGCATAAATGGCAATGAACAGTTAATACAAACAACTGAATATCATGACAATGTGAATGTTAAGTATCCAGAAGTTATAAGCATAACGCCTTGCATAGTAAATGGCAAGAAAAGATTTAGATATAAAGTAAAGGATTACTTTAGAAAGTATGACTCACCTAAAGATAGCTTTGTCGAACATGGCAAGTTCTTTTTGAATAATAAGCGCTATAAAGATGCGCTATTGGTTAGGGTTGATCCGTATAAGTTTGCAGATGCAATAGCTGAAGCTGGATATGCTACTGACCCAAATTATTCAAAAATACTTAAGCAAATAATTGCAAGAATTGAGGACATTATATGATAGAGTATAATGAACATACTATACATGCTATAGATTCATTTTTTGAGTCAAACTTTGATTTGCGGTTATTAGAAAATGACCAATATATGATTATCAACTTTATGAATAGCTTGATAAATAAAGAAGTTAAACCGGACAACGATTGCAAATACTGCTCATAGGAGGCATTATGTTCGATATACCATCAATGGTAACGGCTGTATCTAATGTAGCTGATACAGCAATCAAACGCATCTGGCCTGATGCTACGCAAGTAGAGATAGCTAAGATACAGCAAGTAGCTGATGAAATGAAAGCCGAAATGGCAACTCAAATGGCGCAACTTGATATTAATAAAGTTGAAGCCGCATCATCAAGTTGGTTTGTAGCTGGCGGAAGACCTGCAGTAATATGGGTGGCAGTAATTAATTTATTTTATTCTGGTATTGGCATAAGTGTAGGTTCATGGATTAGCATGCTATTTGGTGGACCTCCACTACCAACTATCGACCCAACTACGACTAATGCTTTACTTGCATCATTATTGGGCATAGCTGGAATGCGCTCATATGATAAGGTTAAAGGCACTGATACTAAGTTAGTAGGTAAATCAAAATGATGCTAAAGACTAGTATTGTACTATCATTACTTTCATTACTAGTAGCATATCATCATGAAGCCGATGCAGCTACGTGCAGAAGTTCTACAGTTAAGCATCGCTTTGATGTAATTAATGGTTATCCACATGGAAGACCATCATTACCAAAAGAAGAAAAATGGATAGTAGACCATTGGTGCGCATTAGAGTGTGGTGGCATTGATTCTACATCAAACATGGTATATCAGCAATATTCTGATAGCAAAGCAAAAGATAAGTGGGAGAGGACTATTGCAGGATGTAAGAAAACTTGTAATCAATTTAACTCTACTCCAACTAGACAGGTCATTAATTGCAAATGAGAAATGTAGAGCGAAACGGTCCCGGTAGACGTGCTACTGATGTCACAGATTTTACTCAGTGCCCAAAGTATGCGCACTATGACTTAACTGAAGATCAAATTGACGCTATTATTGAACGAGTGCACAAAAAAGCAGCTCAAGATATTGGTGAATATGTAATACAAACAGGTAGAACTATGTTTGCGCGCCTGTTCATTATAATAGGTCTTGTAACATTATTCGCATCTTGGTGGCTGTCTAAGCACGGTATTAACTTATGATATACTCTGACATAGTAGACGCAGCAATAAGTTACTCAGATAGAACTTCTGATACCGAGGTGTCTGCGCGAATGGACTTGTTCTTACGAATAGTTGAGGCACCGATTAATCGGCTGCTAACTACTCAAAAGATGTCATTTAAATTACAGACTGCCACAGTTGTTGGCCAAGAGTTTTATGCACTGCCTGCAGACTACTTGTCAATGCGTGCTATAAGACTGTGGGACACTGTAAATATAACTTCTCGGCGTACGTTAAGTTTACTGTCACCAGAATTAGCTGATATACAAAGCAGATTCCCTGACGGCGGATACTATTATAACGTATCTGGTGATAATGTACAATTATTACCAATACCGACTGCAATTCAAGTATTGGAAATGGAATACTATGCAAGATTAATTCCATTGGATATTATTAACACAGAAAATTGGATTGCAAAATACCATCCAGATACTTACATATTTGGCTTGGTTAGAGAGATAAGCGCGTTTGTTAAGGATGCTGAGGCTGCTACATTATGGGATGGCAGATTTAAAGAAGCACTTGACCAAATAGAGGTGCAAGATGAAACTGCACTATTTAGTGGTACGCCATTACAAATAAGGTTAGGTTAACATGCCATTAGAAACTGGTACAACTATCGCAAGTCTTAACTCTGCAAATCCATTAATAGGTGATATAATATCGCAAGGCGACGATCATATACGTTTGATTAAGGCAGTGCTTAAAGCTACGTTTCCTGGTGCAGCTGCAGCAGGCTTTACTATACCAATTACAGCAACAGAAGCACAGTTAAATTTTGTAACTGGTGTAACATCAAGCATACAAACACAGCTTAATAACAAAGCTGCTATTGGTGCAAATACTGATATAACTAGTTTAAACTCGCCAAACATAAACAGCGCAACAGCAGTTACACAAGCGGCATTGGATAGCACAACAAAAGTTGCCACAACAGCGTTTGTAACTACTGCAGATAGCTTAAAAGCACCGATTGCAAATCCAACATTTACAGGCGTTCCTGCAGCACCAACTGCTGCTATTGGCACTAATACTACTCAATTGGCAACTACTGCGTTTGTCAATGCTGAAGCAGTTGGCATAGCTGGTATAGATACTATTACTGGCGTCAAAACATTCCAAGCAGGCGCAGAGCCAATAGCTTTAAACATATGTAAGGCATGGTGTAACTTTGATGGAACGTTGGCGGGAACTAATGCGCCACGTAAAGGATTTAATGTTTCCAACATAACTAGAACAGGAGTCGGTGCATATACTGTTAACTTTGCTAACGCAATGGCTGATAAGAATTACTGTCTTATAGTTACTACATCATCAGATGGGGCATCCGTAACATCAGTATATGAAAGCGGAACCTATACGACAGCAAGAAGTTCAGGTTCATTTAATATACAGTGTGGTACAAATGCAGGTGCAGCGGCAGACAGAACAAGCGTATCTATTATGGTTTTAGATTAATGAAACTGTCTCTTAATATTGGTACAGGTGAGTTAAACACTGACATAGACCCTATGGAATTAGGGCCTAATGATTATACTAATGCGCAAAATTTTGTAATAAGAAACTCTAAAGTACAGTCTTTAAATAGTTATACATTAGTAGCAACGCCACCAGTTAACTTTTTTGCAGGACAGATTATATTTGTTAACTCATCTGCAGGTTTATTTTATTTGCTATGTGGTAGAACTAAAGTATATGCGTACGATGGTGCATCTTGGGGCGATGTATCATCAGTGAGCGGCTATGCTGCATTAGGCACAAATGATGAGTTATTATGGAACAGTTGTAAGTTAGGCAATATACCAATAATAAATAATATTCAAGTATTTCCAGAGTACTGGTCGCCGCAGGCAATCGGCCAAGTTATGCAGCCGCTTAAATTCGATGCTATAAATACTTGGTCAGCCAAAGGTTATCATACAAAAGTAGTTAGGTCACATAACAACTTTTTATTTGCGTTAGGTCTAACAGAAGGCGGTGTAGACTTACCAACTACATATAGATGGAGTCATCCTGCTGATACCAATGGCTTACCATACACATGGGACGAAACAGACTTAGCAGCTGTTGCCGGAAAGGCATCAGTATCAGGTGGTGGAGGTGCTATAGTTGATGGTCTTACGTTACGAGATTCGTTTTGTATATACTCAGAATCTGCCATAAACATATTAGACTATGTAGGCGGCACATACATATGGCAAAGACGTACGTTAAGTTATACTCATGGTCTGTTATCTGCTAGCGCAGTAGTTGAGGCATTAGGCTCACATTACTTTATGTCAGCCGGTGATATAATGGTAAATGATGGCAATAGTATAAAATCATTATTGACACAAAAGTTAAGAACAAAATTCATTGGTCAACTTAGTACTACAAACGCCAAATATAGTTTTGCAGTGTTAAATCAAATTACAAAAGAGATATATTTTTGCTACCCATCAACCGGCTCGCTAGTACCAGATAAAGCTTTAATATATAATTATGACACCGGTAAAATAGGTTTTAGAGACATAGCTAATGGCGCAACTGATGCTGCGTTCGGTCCGACATTAAGTAGTCCTAGTACATGGTCCGCAGCAGTAGATACATGGACAACTATTGCAGGTCCGTGGGGTACTTCTACTCAGTCCACTATTAATAACACATTAAATTTTACAGAAAACGTAGCTAGTGCAATATACAATTTAGAATCACCAACCATAGGCGATGCGCTGAATACTATTATCGAGCGCACTAATTTGTCTATTGGTGGACTTGATACTATAGTGTCTATACAAAGAGTATATCCAAGAATACGTTCGACTGGGTATGTACTTATATACATAGGCTCTCAAAATTATCTTAATGGTCCAGTAACTTATAAGCAACCGATATTGTTTAATGCATCTACAGATAGGAAAATAGATATACGCAGCACTGGTAAATTGCATGCATGGCGCGTAGTTAGTGTAGCAGATACGCCATTTACATTAGAAGGTTTAGATATTGAATATACGACTAATGGGTTAAGGTAATGGAACAGCCTCCTTTTGATACGCCAACCAATTTAAAAGAATATTTATCGAGAGTGCTTAACGCTCTACAATTAAAAGATAACCAACAATTGCAAATACTTACTGCGCTGCCAACAAAGCCATCGCCAGGTAGAGTGTATTATTTTAGCACTACAATATCGCCACGCATACCGTTTGTTGGTGCATACGTTTATAAACTAGTGCCGTCTAATAGGCTAAATGCTGGTGATTTATATACTATTGCTTTTTCTGGCACATCTAACTTTGTACTAGTTGGTGCCGCTAATAGTAATGTAGGTACATCTTTTGTGGCTACAGGCACAACAACTGGCACAGGTTTAGCGTATACATGGGGCTATTTAGGATGAAGCGAAAGTTTGAATTGGCTGCTATACCAGGTAATACTGTTCACATGCTATGGGATAAGATAGGGCCAATACTTGAAAGAGTTGTAGCAGTTTCTAATAGAGAGCTTACAGTAGATGGCATTAAAGGCAGATGCATAACAGGTCATAATTTAATAGTTACTGTATGCTTAGATGGTAATATAGTAGCAGTAACAGTTTTAGATGTAGTACAATTTGAGAGTGGGTTACGTGCAATGTACATCCCAGTTGTTGGCGGTGAGTATATGGACGAATGGCTTGAAGAGTCTTTTGAGGTGGCTAAAGCACTAGCAAAAGATTTAAACTGCTCAGAAGTTAGAGGTTTGGCAGCCAGGAAGGGCTGGATGCGCAGACTTAAGAACATGAATTGGGAAGAAATAGTGACAGTTATACGCTGTCCAGTGGAGTAGATTATGGGTGGTCATTCATCTAATTCAAGCGGTCAAACTAATAGCAATAGTGCGTTTAGCCAAGATATACCTCAGTTCCAGCAAAATGCGCTAAGTCAGTTATATGATACTACAGCTAATTTATTTGGTGGTATAAATAACTCTACTAGTGCGCAAGTACCTGGCGTAAGTCAGTATGTCGACCAAGTAAATAGTGGCGTAATGCCAGCATACCAAAATAGTTTGCAGGGCGGTGCATACGCAGGGCAAGACTATGCTAAACAACTTAGTGACTCATTAAATAATACGTTAAATAGCCCATCTAATACTCAGCAAGTATACAGTAATATTATGGGTGGTAATGGTAACACATCGTTAGATGCCATGAAAGCTTCATTAGAGGCAAACGCAGGCCGATCACTTGCGCTAAATCAAGGCACAAATGCTGCACAAGCTGAAGCTGCCGGCATGTCTGGTTCAAGTAGGCAAGGTGTTTATGACGCGCTTAATAAGTCGTTGTCAGACCAGAACTTGCAATCTACTGAAGCAAATCTTGGTTATAACTCATTCAACCAAGATTTAAGTAATAAACTGGGCATAGCCGGTCAAGCTGATAATAATACACTAGCTAGGCAGCAGATGTTAGCAGGATTGCTAGGTCAAAAGCAAGGCACTATAAACAATGCAATAGGCCAAGGTGGTACAGTTCAAAATCTTGGTATGGGCTCGTTTGCCCCTACTATGATACCTTGGCAGAACCTTAGCAACTATTCTAATGTTGTTGGCGCTCCTACTGTGCTAAGTAAAGGCACATCAGTTAGCTCTGGTAGCAGTTCTAGCAAAGGAGGCGGCGGTGGAATACTTACAAGTTAATAATATGCCAGATATACTAATGGTTGAAGAAGCTCTCAAAGCATTGCCTACTGGCGACCACTTTGTAGAGCATTTCCAAATACCTGGTGTTTATGTACGTGTACTTCATATACCTGCAGGCACAGCATTAACTGGCAAGATACATAAGACAAAGCACATAGCTATTTTAGCGCACGGTGAGTTATGCCTTGCTACTAAAGACTGCGCCACAAAGGTATCAGCGCCAAGAGTATTTATAGATGAGCCAGGTACTAAAAGACTTGGCTACGCTATAACTGATGTCACTTTCATAAATATATTACGAACTGACTTAGTCGATGTTGAAGATATTGAAACAAAGTTGGTATGTGATACATTTGAGCAGTATGAGCAATCAAAGGAGCTAGAATGGCTTTTGTAGATATTATAGCTGCAATAGGAACTGCAGCAGGCGAGGCTGGAGCTGCATTAGGCATAGGCGGAGAAGCTGCAGGAGCTGGTGCCGGTGCCGGCGTACTTGGCGCAGGTTCTGGAGCTGCTGGTGGTGCAGGTTTTGGCGGTCTAGCATCAGGTGGTGGGCTATTAAGTCAAGTTGGTGAAGGGCTAGGTGCATTGCAAGCTGTCAAAGGTATGTCTAATAACAACCCTAATAGCGGCATGGTAGCTGGTGCAGAGCCAATGCCTGTAGTACCAGACAGTGGCATGTTCCAGCAAGTTATGCAGTTAGCTCAACAGCATCAGCAACCTAAATCTAATCCTCATTCGCCATTGCAGCTAGGTAATGTATCACTGCCGTGGTCGAATATGAATAATAGCATTATAAAGAAAAGAGAAGCAGAAGATAACACTAGTATGCAATTAGGTCAACTACTTGGCATGTTAGCTCAAGGCCAAGTAGGATTACCTAAGTTACATAGCGTTGAAGACTCTGGTGGCTCTGGCGCTGGTGGTGCGTCTGGCGGGCTTGTTAAAGGAATTTTATCTAAATTATGATATTCAATCATCATCAAATATGATTAAAATTCAAACGAGATATGAACGAGATTGAATGAAAAAATATTATTAATATGATGATATAGATTAGAATTTCTTCTCTTAAATCAAACGAGATTAAATAGCATGGGTTCATTAATAGAAAATTTACTAAGTGGACAATCAGTCCAACCAAGGCAGGCCGCACAAGCTCCTATGGATATAGGTTCATTAATGAGCTTTATATCTCAAGGTCAAGCTCAAGCACCACAATTACCACAACCTGAGCAAGGTAGAGGCGGCGGAGCTGATATCGGCTCAATACTTCAGTTGTTCCATATGTATAAGCAATCAAAGGACAAAAGTAAGGCTCAGGAGTACATGAGGCAACTACTTGGTACTCCTGGTCAAGAACGCATACCTACACCTTTGCTAAATGCTAAAGATGCTGTACCAGGTACTGGCATGCTTGGTGGTAAGATGACACTACCAGAGTTTGCAGCAGGTTTAGTTGGTTCACCAGATGAGGCTGCTCAAAATGCCGGCTTTCAGATGTACCAAGATATGGCTAAGCCACGTACCAAGACTCAGACGTCTATACATTCTATGGGTGCGCCAGGTAAAGATGGTTACAAGGTTAACTTTTATCTTGACGAGAATAATCAGCCTGTGCCTGTTGGCGAACCGTACAAAGAAGGCGCCGGCGTCACCATTAACACTGGTGACACTGGTAAAATGATGGAGCCAGCTAGTTCTGCAGATAAAGCCGCTTGGGGCATACCAAATGACGTTCCTGCAACTAGAAACAATAAAACTGGTGAAGTGCAAGCGCACCCTAAAGCAGTATCAGAAGACCAAGCAAAATCTGGCATGTTCTACGGTAGCTTAGATAGGGCTATTAAGAGTATGGACAGCGTTATGAAGAACGGCAATACAACTGACATAGAATCTAACTTAAAAGATTTTGTCGGTGATACAGTTAGTAGTATACCAACTGGTATAACACAAAACATTGGTAATGCAATGAAGTCTGGTAATAGGCAGTTGTTCGATCAAGCTAGGGCTGAAGCTATTACTGCTGTAGTGCATTCAATGTCAGGCTCCGGATTTTCTGTAGAAGAGCAGCAACTTAAAGCCAACATGATTGTGCCAAGATGGGGCGATAGGCCGGAAGCTATTGATGCCAAACTTAATACTATGAAAGGCATAGAATCAGATTTAGCAAGACGTGCAGGGCCAGCGTTGCAGCAGCCAGTTGAGAAGTCAATATCTAAGTCTGGTAAGCCAATGATTAAAGTTAATGGCGTATGGGAGTATGAGTAATGGGACAGCCTGTACCACAAGATGATCTGCCAGGTGCGGATCAAGAATTAGACCACGTAGTTCAGCGTGCTAGTTTAGACACTGGACTACCTGCCAACGTAATACATAAAGTTATACAGCATGAGTCATCTGGTAATGCAAATGCAGTATCGCCAACAGGCCCACAAGGTCTTATGCAACTTAGCAAAGCTGCAGCTAAAGATATGGGTATTAACCCAGATCACAGGTTTAACCCTGCAGTCAATGTTGAAGCTGGTTCTAAGTACCTTAAACAGCAGATAGATGAGTTTGGTCCAAAGTTAGGTTTTGCTGCGTATCATGATGGCCCAGGTGCAGTACGTAACGCTATTAAGACTGGCGACTTTTCTAAGTTATCAGATGGCGCGCAAAAGTATGTAGAAAAGTTTGGCAATGAACTAAGTAAAGCAGTTCCTGCAGAGGATTTACCTGACTACGCTACACCGCAGCATGCCGGCTCAGAGCACGCTTTAACACCAGATGAAGTTAAGCATAGCGCATACTATAATGAAGTAACTGCGCGTGGTCCAGCTGCGTTAGCACGCTACAATGAAATACGTGATATGGGACCATTTAAGAAGTCAATGATCGCAGGTGGCCATGAACTTAATAAGCTGGCTGCCGGTACTAACGAACTTGCTTATAATCTAGCTGGTATGATTGGTATTGACCCTACTGGCATGCAAAAGAAGGTAAATAACATTGCAGACACACAAAAAGCTAATGACCAAATATACAAAGAGTTTGGTGAGAATGCCGGTATACCTGGTGTTGTCGGCTCTTCTTTACCGTACGTTGTATCCAATATTCTTGCAGGCCCTGTATTAGGCAAAGCTGCTGATTCAATACTTGGCAAGTTTGTTAATATACCTGGTGAAGCAATTAAAGAAGGTAAAGGCTTATTCACCAGAGGTGTACAAACATTATCTGAACAACCTGGTGTAGCCGGTAGCATCGGTCAAGGTATGAAGGCTGAGATTACTGCACCATGGTTACGTATGGCTGGAGCGAAGGCAAAGCAAGTATCATTGCCAAATCCATATCGTGTCGGTGCAGCCGGTAGAGTTCTTGGCGGCACATCATTGGGAGCTGCAGAATCTGGTTTACATTACGACCAATCAATGGGACAAGGTGCGCTGTCATCATTGCTGCCATTGCTTGGTATGGAGGGATTACGGCCGAATCTAATTAAGGCACCAATATATTGGCAGAAACCAGAGCAAGACTTGGTTAAGTGGTATGAAGACCAAGGTGCACACATATCACCGGGTCTAGCTACTGGCTCTAAAGGCATGCAAGATTTTGAATCTGGTATGCGCAATACTAGATACTTACGAGATACAGTAGGCTTATATGATGCTGGCAATGATATTATAAATAACAGAATAGTTGCAAATGCTATTGGACTTAAGTTACCGGATGGTGATAAAGTTGTCCATCTTGGCCCTAGTGTGCTTAAAGAACACTTATCAGATTTGGGTCGGCAATATAATGAACTAGAGAAAGGTACTGTTGCTAGGTTATTGCCGCAAGACCATGCAGAACTTGCTAGACATCAAGCAACGCTATTGGCAGATAGTGACCCACATATAAATGCTATAGGTAAATCAGTTGGTAGCTATGTTGATAGAATACAAAAGATAGACCAAAGTAATTTGCCAAAACGTAATCCATTAACTGGTCGCATGGAGCCAAAGGTTGTCGATGGTGGTACATTCCAATCTTTGCGTAGCGACTTGAAGTCAGATATCAGCGATGCATATAAAAATGGCAATACACGTAAAGCTGAGGCTCTTAAGCCGGTACTTAATATAGTTGATAACTCAGTTGAACGTGGACTAGCGCTATCATCTGCCGGTAAAGTAACTACTGATGGCGTGCCGGTAGGCATACAAGAGTGGAAAGACTTAAATGAGAAGACTGCATTAACTCACATGGTTATGGACAATGGGCTTAATCCTACTGGTACCAGAGTTGAGCCACATAGACTGCTTAATCAGTTTAAATCTAATGATGTGCAACGTTTCTATACTGAGTCTGGTGGAAAGAACATAACTCAATTGCATAAACTTGCAAAGATAAATGCTATGGACAGAGACCAATCTAGTTCTCTTGCCGGTCTTGGCACTCGTGGTATTATGAACTCTAGTAAGCAATCATTCATACAAAAGCTGCTACAAACTCCTGCTGCAGGATTTTTACCGATGCCAGCTGAAGCTGCTATGTGGTTGTATAATAAAGGCTACCCAAGTAAGACTGGCTTGCTTAATATGTCAGGTAAAAGATTTGGTGACCCAGGGCTTTATTCAAGAGCACTAGGCCAAAGTCAACAACCTTGGCCTAGTTTATATGACTACGTAGATAATAAGTTATCTCGTAAAGATGAAGCTAAGCAATAAAATGCATCCATATGCTTGGCGAAAAATCGAATCTTAATGGGCTATAATCTGGCCCATTAAACATTTTCCAGCCTACATTAATACGTATACATTTTAAAGGCCAACGTTTATAGCGTCTAATATAGTAAAATTGAAATGCCTCAAGTTTACCACGCTTTTTATAATATCTTGCAACAAAACCGGACTTACCTAGTGGCCCATTTGTAACTAATGGATCACCTTTAACTATGAACTCTTCTTTATAGAATCCTGTAGTTACACCAAGTACAGATGACGCAAAGCCGTCTGCCGTATTTCGCCAAAGCCAATGTACTCTATTTCTGTACTTATCTAACTTAGTTTTCTCAATTTTAATAGGCCTTGTAGTTTCAATCCAGCCTTTATCACCATCAAGATTATGGTCTACTGTGCCAAACCAATAAAGCCAGTTTGGTAAGTTGCCATCTGATTTTGCAAATAGAACAATTATTGGTGCAATTATTTGTGCCACTAACTTAAATAGTAGACTTGCTATTAGCAAAAGAATAAATTTAAAGTATATCATTTTAACTCCTAAAACTGGTTATCCTCTAAGTCTCTTAACTTTGAGTTAAGTCTAAGTTGATCTGCAAATCTTTTATTCTCAAGTTTTTGCAATCTTTCTTCTAACTCCCATACGTTGTATTGGTTATAAATCTGACCACGTCTCAACTGCTGTTGTGGCGTAGCGTATCCTGAATGCTGCTCGTCGAATTTTCTTGAGTAGTCTTGTACATCATCAGCCTTCACTATGTCAACTAGTGATGCTAACATGCCAAGTACCAAGAACATCATTACAAAGCATTTTAAGAATGCATGATCGTATCTCATATCACAACTGCCATGCGACGTTAATAGACACAATAAATGAATCTTGTGAGCTATTAGCATCTGCTTCTGCTTGAGTTAAAAAGAATTTTGCCAAATAGCCAGACTGTATTTCTACAGCTTTGTATATATTGACCACGCCTGATACTGCGACTTGGCTAAGGTTTATATTATTGTTAGCGTTTGGTAAACCTGTACTACCAGTATCTACACCAAATTTATCCCATCCCATTAAAGTAAATTTGCCATTAGCCTCAATTGCATAGCCGATTAAGTTAGTGGCTCCTGCAAAGTTACCTTGAGCTAGTATAACCACTACTCTACCATCTACAGTGCGGGCACCTTGCCAATCTTTTTTCAATACTTGTCTTGCCATCACTCTTCTCCTTTATCTCGCCAACCAGTGGCAACTGCGTGGAACGGCACGCCCCGTTCAGTCTTTTCAAAATATTCAACGTTTATATATCTGCCAATAAATAGCTCTGGATTGTTCCATATGTGAGTTTTGTTTTCTATAGTGCCTGGCGCTGATACTTTAAATAGCCTGCCGTCGCCAGCTCTGCAGACTAATATAGCCCATCCATCTGCCGATGACTCTATATCTACTACTTCATACTCATCATCTTCACAAGACTTTAATTTAATAAGTCCAGCACTACGTGCACCAGGTTCATAACCAGTATGCTTTTGTCTAAGCATTAGTCCTTCATAGCCCATTTGCTTAACTATTTTTAATCGCTGCATTAAGTCCAATCCAGTGCATGCAAATGTTGGTGCATGTATTACATTAGTTGCGCCTTCTTTCACATAGCGTAATGCTTGAGCCTGTCTATGCATATAATTCATGTCGTTAATTACGTCATAAACTACATATATTAAGTTTTTAGTCATAGGCTGTGCACGTTTGACGTACGAGCTTATAGTCTGCAATCTACAACCATGTAGATATAGTTCACCATCTAAAGTGACGCCACTTGGTACATTTAGCTGTGCAAGTATATGTGGTATAGTATCTATAATCTTACCGTTGCGAGAATATGCTATATGCTCACCATTTAAGTTAGTTATTAGGCATCTGTGCCCATTGAACTTATATTGGTGTAGACAGTTATCAACATTAAGTCTATGTGCAACGTCTCTATACTTAACTGCCAACATTGGCTTATACATATTTAATGAATTAAGACCGGCAAAATCCTCTGCTTCTTGTATTGTATAGCGATATCCTTTATCTAATTGCTTGCTGATTCTTGAGTCCATTTCAAGCTTCATTTGCTCTTCCATGCTTCTACCGGATTGGTTAACTTCAATATCAACTATCTGGTACTGCTCGGCGCCATTAAGTTGGCCCCAAAATATGTTTAATGAGTTACCTGCCTCAAATATTGTCCACCTATTAGTGCTTCCGTTTATGTTCTTTTTATATAGAATTTTCTTCATAATAATGATTAAAAATGATGATTATAGGAACGAGAGGTTAACGAGATTGAATGAAAAATCATAATTAATCATATCATATTAATCGAAAATTATCAATCAATCTCGCTGATATTTTATACTTTCATTACTATCTTATGCCTAGATAGCCAATATTTTTTAGCAGCTTCATCATAGTCTTCTTTATAAACTATCATACTACAACCTGTATTAAGCAACATTTTCACACAATGCATACATGGAAAAGTAGTTACTATAGCAACTCTGATTTTACTTACATCAGAGCATTGCATAAGTGCATTCTGCTCAGCATGTATTGCGCCACACTCACCAAGATTGGTGGTACTCAGTGAGTTTGCTCCTGCACACTTTACAGCTTTGCAATGAGTTGCACCATGCGCCACACCATTATAGCCTGAGCCAACAATTTTGTAGTTGCCATCTATAAATATGCAACCTACATCTCTGCGACTGCATGTAGATAGACTACCAAGATTTATTGCCATATGCATGAATGTTTCTAGCTTTTGCTTATGCCTAGTAGCCATTTCTGCACCTATCAATGTTTTTGTCCCAAACCTTTTGGTATTCTTGGTCAATGTTAGTTGGTGTTATACCGGCTAATAGACATATATTTAATGCAAAACATAATACGTCCATAGCTTCAGACTTGATGGAGTCTGAAGTTTTGAATTGCTGACTAGCTACGTAAGCATGGTTTTCTTTCCAAGGTTTAAGTATATCTTTACTACCTGCAATTTCTTCCATAAGCTCAATGGCTTCTAGTTGAAAGAATGTCATTGACTTATGTATGGTATCGCACACTTCGCCTACTGTTTCTGGTGCTTTGACTCCTTGTTTATCTCGCAGACATCTTTGTAAAAATGCCTGCTTAATAAATACACTAGTCATATAGCCTCTATCTGCTTTAACAGATACTCTCTGAGTAAGTTGTATTTCTTGTAGCCAGGAAACTGATCGCGGCTCTTGTCGTATAAGAATTGAGTTTCTGCCCACTCAAACGTATCATTCTTTGGTAATGGCGGAAAGATATTTGTCTTACCGGCAGAACACTGCTTGACGTAGAACCAATCTGGTTTACGGAAGTCAATCAGACCACGCAGGAATGGATACAGTTTCAACACTTCAAGCCACAGTTTCATTGATATGATGACGTCAGCATACGGTTGAATTTGCTCATCTGAACGTAGATTACAATAAGCTATTACGTCTTTAATACATGCGCGACACATATAAAAACGTTCGAATGCCGCTGGCATTATAGTTCTGGCTTCAAGCATATCAACTTCTTTTGAGTCAACCATATCCATGTAAATGTCATGGCAAGTTAATACTGCATCCAGATAGCGATCATAGAACTTACTGCCTATGATCTGTGGTGATACGACTACACGATCGTCACGCATATCACGATCGGCATGAGTTTGTGCAGAGAATGAGAACATGCGATGACGTATCAAGTGTGTAGTATCAATCATATTCATGCCGTTGATACCAAAGCATAGACCTATAATTTCCATGCCTGCAGGCAATATATTACCTGCAAATAACTCATGTATAACTTTATCAGTTACTTCACCATCGAATGGGCCATAGTCTGGTCTGTCATTCCAAGTGTTGGTCATGAACGTCGCTATGGAGTTTCTGAACTGTGACTCAGTTGGCGCATCAAATATCTTTACGTCAATTGCTTCCATTTGGTCAATGAACTTAATATCGCCTGGCTCATCCCATTTTGGTTTGACATACAGTGGCTCGTGGTTTACGTTATTATTTTTTGGCATTTTCTTGCTCCTGAATCATTTTAGCCGCTATTTGCGCATAGTGCGCTATTTTAAGCAAGTCTACTAAGTCTTGCCCTACTCTTGAATTTCTGCCATTCCTAGCAGCATACTTCTTAATCTGTTTAATGCAATCTTCAACAGAATAAGTAGCACACTCATCTTCACCTTCATCGCCATACTGTGGCACAACGTACTCCTCAATATGGTTAAGTACTTGTTCACTAAATTGTGACCAACTACTACCTTTATTGCTCACCATTGCGCTCTCCTGAATTGTTCAAGTTCAATTATTAAATTTTCAGCTCTTTCATTTGCAGAGTTAAATACATTTAGCATGTAGCCAGAATTACCAAGCATTATTTCACTAGCTGCATATTGCAGTACCTGTAGCGCATCTGCGTACTTGACAATCATTGCCTCTACAGTTTTGTTGTAGTGCAATTCTTCCCAGTAATACTTTGCAGACTCTGGGAACTCTCTTTGCACTATTTCATATTCTGCAGCTTTTATAGCCTCTGCCACTGCAGGAAACTCTTGCTTGGTCTTGACTGTTATGTCATCAACCCAAGACTCTGCCCAGTCATGTACGACTGCCATTGTAGTAGCTGTGCCAATGTTGAATTCGTATGTATCATGTAGCTGAACTACTATTGACGCTACAAAGAAGCTATGCTCTGCTACTGACTCACTACGTATTCTTGGTACGACAGAGTATCTTGCTATATGAGCAAGATTATATATCTGCTCGCTGAATTCAAGCATACTACTCATATATAAAATCCTTTGTATCATTAACATCGAATTTATCACCAATGCTATAATACATTAACTGATAAGCTAAATCATCATAGCTATGAACTGCAATACCTGATGCAGCAAGCATTATGTTGAACTTCATTTCTGGTGTCCAACCTAGCCAAACGTACAATATTTTTTTACCTTTGGCGTATGCATAACCTGCTTCCCATATTGTGCCGACATCTTTGTCATCAGTTATTACAATGACATATGGCGCCATATCAATGGCTGCGCAATTGAGCTTAAGAATCTCAGCTGGATCATCGCCTTGCTTGAACATTGACTCATCTTTTGGCGAGAAGTACTCAATACCTTGCTCTCTGAGTACATTTTTTACTAGCTCTACACGCTCTAATTGAGTTGGATTGAAGAATGGAGCTGCAATGTAAACTTTGCTCATAGCATTTCACCTTGTATTACTATTGTGCCAGTTCTCAGCTCATACGTTAAACGTTCGATTTCAGCTTTGAGCGCCTCATTTTCTACAGCTAAATCATCCTCGCCCGGTAATTTAGCCAGTATAATAGATAATGATTCATCAGATTGTTCATATTCTTTATTAGTACCATAACCATGGCTTTTGTAAAGTTTACATTCCAGTAACTCCATAAATAATGCTGGTGAAACTTCAAGCATGCATCCTGTTGGTAGTTCGATAAGCATTTTCTTTTTCATTATTGCACACTCCTTTTCATGCTATCAATTAATGCATAAGCTTCTTTAAGTACATCATCATAAGTTTCAACTGCACTTATGATATTAGTAGCTAGTTCAAATGGTACGCCCATTTCACGTACCCATA